AGTGATGGGCGCGAACATCCTGAATCGTTCGACGGACAGTGGTTACTTGGGCGGTGATGGTGTTTCTCTGCTGTCAACGGCGCACCCACTGTTGGGCGGGGGGACGTTCTCGAATACCCTGGCGACCCCAGCGGATTTGTCTGAGACGGCTTTGGAAGATATCGCTATCATGATTCGCACGGCGGTCGATGATCGTAATCTGCCGATTGCGCTGCGCCCCAAGAAGTTGGTGATCCCGCCGCATCTGGAGTATGTCGCCGCTCGTCTGTTGCGCTCCAATCTGCGTCCGGGTACGGGCGACAACGATACGAATGCTATTCGTACCCTGGGAACCTTCCCGGAGGAACCCGCCGTTATTACGCGACTGACTGACCAGGATCGTTGGTTCATCAAGACCGACTGCATGGATGGCCTCAAGCGATTTAATCGCAAGAAGTTGGAGAAGGGTATGGATACCGATTTTAATACCGGCAACGCTGTTTACAAAGCCCGTACCCGATTCAGTTACGGCTGGAGTGACCCAAGGGGGATGTTCGGGTCGAGCGGAGCTTGAGGATTGATCCAGGAATAGCTAAACAATAGACCCTGTTCTGTTGTTTTAGCGTTCCCCGAAAAGCCCTGAATCTTACGGTTCGGGGCTTTTTTTACGTCTGCTTCTACGGTATTGACAAAATAACAGTCATTGCTTCTAATGTAGTTACTTGCAACCCGCTTCGGCGGGTTTTTTATTCCCCCGATTTTTGCTCTGCCCGCACGGGCTTTGACTGCTGCGAAGCAGGCATTGGAGACCTCTAATGAGCACTAAACACTCGATTACTCGCGCCGATCAGATTTTTGTCGGCGGTGGCTACGACGGCGGCGTTTTTGGCCGGAATGGCCGCGCTGGCGTTCCTGTGGATTTCATCACCAAGATTGACCTGGGCGCACCCAAAGTTGCGGTTGCTGCTGGGATTGTGAATGCTGCGACCACAACGGAATTGCCGAACGCCGACACAAAAACCTATACCGCTGCCACCAACGGAACCTCCCCGCTTGATCCTTCTTCTGCGTTGACGACTACAACCGTCAACGGCCAGACCGTAATGGCGCTGGATGTTCCACGCAATATCACCGCAGCAGTGACTCATGCCTCCGCTGTTTTGGCAATGACCCTCACGATTACGGGTTATGACGAGTACCAGGTCAAGATGGTTGAGACTCTGAGTATTACTGCTGGTGGAACAGCGAAGGCCGCGACCGGCTTGAAGGCGTTTGCCTATATTGAGTCTATCGCCATTACCGCAGCAGGGAATGCCACAACGAACACGCTGAACTTAGGGTTTGGCGATGTTCTGGGTTTCCCCTACAAGATCGCCAGCAAATCGGATGTATTGAGCGTTTGGTTCGATGATGCGGTTGATGCCGCCACCATCGTTCCTGCGGTCACCACTGATCCGGCTACAGCGGTCACCGGCGACGTGCGTGGTACGCTTGACCCGAATGGAGTGCTGAATGGGGCGAAGACCTTGATGGCCTATATCCGCGTGGCTGACCCGAATACCGCCGTAGGTTTACGCGGCGTAGCGCAGTACGCAGCTTAATCCCATAGCCCCTCTTTAGGGGCTTTTCTTTTTTGGACTGTCGTGATGATAGACCTTTCCCCTTGCTGGACTTGGAGATCAAACCCATGATGAAGAAAAGCGCTCCGTATAGTGGAGCTAGACGTAAACAGAATGAAAAGGTAGCGTGGAATATGCAGGACGTGGCGCGAGGGATTCAAAAATCGTTCGCTGGTGAACCGCTTGTTGATGATAAGCCAAAGCCAAACACCAGTAGAAGTCGCGCACCTACCCAACAGCCAGGTCGAAGCACTCCACAAGACGCGGCTAGGGTACTGCAAAATTCAAGCACTTTAGGTAAAGCTGCTGTTGATAATGTGAGGAAATCAAAAAACAAGTCAGCGGACTACCTAAAGAGCATTGGCCAATAGATTTATTCCTTTATAGGGATAATATTGAACCCGGTTTTCGCGTCTGGAAACCGGCGTTTAACTTGTTCTTCAAGCGCTTCTGCTGCAAGATAATCTTCTGTATCGTAAGAACAATTCAGACAAGGTGGCCTCCATCCAAGAAAACTCTCGCCGTGCAATCTAACTGATGCGATAACTACGTTCCCTCCGCAAGAATAGGTAATGTAGTCGCAATGGCCGTTCGCACAAAGCACAGTCGGTTTTTTTGGTGCTTTCTTAATCAGTTTTTCGCTAATAGACTGACTGATTGATGTTGAAGCAACAAGTAGTAATAATATACTAATAAAGATTGATTTATTCATTACAAGTCCTCTTATTGATTTATGTATTATATCATTACTGAATAAGCAAAAGCAATTTATTTCGGAGAAGCAAATGTCTGATTACTCCTACCGTGAAGCAGTAGCGATTACTCCCAGCAATACTGTCGATATTGCGACCACAATGGCGCTTTATGTCGGCGGCGCAGGGAACCTGAAAGTCGATATGAAAGGTGGAACGGCTGTGACCTTCCAAGCGGTTCCTGTAGGAACAGTTTTGGAGATTAAAGCCACTCGCGTCTATGCCACCGGCACGACCGCAACATTTATTCTCGGCCTGTATTGATGAAAGGCTCCCTCCAAAAACGCATTATGGCTTCGCACCTCGCCTGTCATGTGTGCGCCTATTTTCGTGATGACGACCCGGACTTGTATTACTGCGCGTTGCATTGCGATGAGTTTCCGGGATTGTGCGGGAGTTTTGAGTCGAAATGCGCAGCCAAGGAAGCGGGCTGTATCCCTAAAGAACTGATTGCGAGTTTCTCGGTATGAATATCCCCTGGGACGACATTGAAGGTCTCTTCCCTCGCGCACAAGACGGGGTATTTACCGCCCTTCGTGATGTGGGCGTACCGTTGATGGATTTAACCAATGAAGTGCGGTTTTGTTATGCGATGGCTAATCTGGCCCACGAATCTGGAGGTTTTCAGTGGTTAAAGGAAATGGGCGGGGACGCTTACTTCACCAAACTCTACGAAGGGCGCAAGGACTTAGGCAACACGCAGCCCGGGGATGGGGCGAGGTTTTGCGGGAGAGGGATTATTCAAGTCACGGGCAGAGCCAATTATACCGCGTGTGCGGATTATACCGCGATCAACTGCGTGACGTTCCCCGAGTTATTGGAACGACCGGTTGAAGCTTGTCAATCCGCCGCATGGTATTGGCAGACTCGCAAATATAAGAATATGTCGATGAATGATTGGTGTGATCGCCGCGACTTCAATCGGATTGTAAAAATGATCAATGGAGGAACTCGTGGTCTCTCCAATCGCAAGAAGTATCTCGGACTGATAAGTAAAGTCATGGGAGTACGGCTGTAATGTGGCTCGCTGAACGATTGAAAGAGCGGTCAACCTGGTTGGCAATTCTCGCAATTGCGGGACTGTTCGGTATTCAGATTGAACCCGAACTCCGCACTCATATTACCGATGCGCTGATGGCGATTGCAGCTATCGTGGCGTTCCTGTTTCGTGAGAACGAGCGCCAAGTCAACATCCAACTGCCGCCGATTGAGATGCAATCAAAACCCAGTCGTATTGAGGTTCCAGAAAACCATATCACCGGAACCGAGTACGATGAGCGTCAAGGGTGGAATGGATGAAAAACGGCAGTGTGGACTACAACTACTTTGGTCACAACCTCGTCTTCATGCTGTATGACGAGACGCGGGATATTTTTATCGGCTTGGATCGACAGAGACGGGCTGACTCGCGTTTTATGCAGATACGGACTGAATTATTGAGTGCAGTCGGCTGTTTAGATAGTGAGTTAATATGAACGCCGATCAACTCATTCAGAAGGCTGATCAACGTAAAGAGTTTGATGTTGGCGAAGATGGTTTTGTTGGGTTTGCGCCGGGTTATAACGGACTACTTTCAGCATGGGAACTCCGAGCGATTGCGGATGAACTGGATCGTCGCAATAAAGATTGGCAGGCCCAGATTGATCGAGATATAGCGAATGAATAAAGCAGACCCCAGTAGCGTTGTCGGGATCGTACTCCGACGCTACGACCGCTGTGTAAGCGCCATCGTGAAGAGAGGGCTAACGTACTGGGGTTTTGTGAATAAAGTCTGGTATCACGGCTATTATCGCTGGACAAAGAATCATCGTAACGAGTTGGAAGCGACGTATCAGCGAGTGCTGAAGCGGCGAATGGAGATCATCGGAAAATGAAAAGCCAAGTTCCGTACAACATACCCTGGGACAACAAAACGACCTGGAAAACAGTTCGTTTGCCGGTTACACCCGATGAATTGCGCGCCTATCAGCAGCAATACCTGGAGTACGTGAAGCGGTTTCGGGAGAGTAGGCCATGAAAAAGTTTTGGACGGCAGTGTTTTATCGCGCACTGCAAGCGATCATTGATGTTGATTGGGGGATGATTCAGGCCCGCGTTCGTCTGCTGTGGAATTCCCCGGCGAAAGGCCGCGAGAAGCACCAGTTGATTTTTGATGAATTGCGCAGCGCCGGAAGTGAGATTGCGCCGTGGATGCTGGATATTGCGATTAAAGCCGCTTATGGCAAAGTGCTTTCTGGAATGGAGAAACAACAGTGAAATACCTCGCTCTTATCGCACTGATTTTCGCCGCCCACGCGAACGCGCAGTGTTTCGGGCCGGGCGGATGTACGGAGCCGGTTACTGAATCCCTGTTGTGCTTCCCCGAGGGTTGCTCTCCCGTTTATTACTACGAGTACAACCGCTTTACCGTCGCTGAGAGTACGTTGCCCAATGGTTTTCCAACGATGGGTTGGTCCGGGCCGTGTCTGGTCGATGTCTGCCCGGATATTAAAAACCAGGCGTTCAGTGATCTTGAGATGAATGCGAAACGCGCCAATCGCGCACAGAGGTATTAAAAATGGCTTACATTGATATTTACAACGCCAGTGTTGATCCGACGTTTCAAGCGCGGTGTTTAATTGCAGCAAGAGAGATTGCACGCGCGATTACAGCGGACGAGACCGTATTAGATAATGCAGGAACGAATCTGAATGTAGTGGCTGGAAGCGAGAACTTTGCGAAGTCCCTACTGCGTAATCGACAAACTATTTCGATGGAACAGATTGCTATTCTGGTCTTAACCAACACCACCATTGCAGCGAATCCGGGCGCTTCTACTGATGCTGACATTTTGTGGCAAACGAAAGAGAACTGGCTGATCTATGTGGAGATTAGCTGATGGCCACAGCAACGATGACGAAAACCCCGCGTACCCTGGTTGCCGCCGCAACGAGCAATGCAGCAGGGGCCACAACGCGCGGAACCGTTGACCTTCGCACCGCTTTACCCGGTTCGTTCCTGACGTACAAAATTACGAACGGCGCGACCGGGCCAACCGTGCAGTGTGAAGCGCGGATTCTGGTGGCGCATGATAGCGGAACCACACCCACAGCCGCGAGCGCTGGAACCGTGTGGAAGACCGTCTATGTGGTGGGTGGCGGCACTGAAAACGACGCGATCAATGAGTGGGATTTTGAGGTTCCAGCAGGGGTCATGCATCTGGAGGTGGAGTTTACCGGCAATACCGGCCAAGCTGTGACGGTTGAAGCGTATCTCTCCGAAGCCACGAGTTCTGTGAGCGCCTAACATGGCTCATCTGATTCGGATGCCCAGGGCCGCATGGAGGCGGCAACCGCAGGGGGCGGTGGAGATCGCGCCTGCCTGGTATTCGTACAATCCAAAATTACTGGTTACATATTGCTTTGGCCCGACCCATCGTGATTTAGTTACTGGCTTTTCAGTACCGATGGGGTTGGCAAACTATAATATTTTTCCGTGGGGGGTTGGTTTTTATTCAACCAGTAGCACCACTGCTGATTTTTTTGATATTCCGTTTGGGGGCGTATCACCGATTAGTTGTGTTGTATGCGTAGGAGAGGCTTTTTCTGGAGCTTGGGTTATTCGGCAGTCCTCAGAAATAATCGTTCGGTTTACGTCACCACGAAATTCAGAAATCATCCTAAATTCGTTTTCCTCCAATGATCGTGTTGCTGTCGCTAATACACCATCAAATCCTAACGGAACCTTAACGTGTGTAGGGACTTATGGATCATCCGGGAAGTTGCGGAGCTTTGCGAACGGACTTTATGCTGAAACTACGCCGTCCGGCGCTTATGCAAATAGCAGTAGTCCTTTTCAGATCACAGGAACTCCGAATGGAACGCTCCTGGCCGGTGTTTTTGCATCAGAAATCCCTGCCCCCGCTGCGCTATCCCTCTCCGAAAACCCCTGGCAACTGTTTCGCCCGCGTCCGTCCCGTTTCATCCTGATTCCGAGTAGTGGGGGTGTCCTGTCGCTCATTGTCGCCAGCGCCAACCATTCCCATTTTGCTGACGCGCCCACACTGACCCAGGCGCACGTATTGGCCCTCGCCGGCAGCCTGCATAATCAATCCGCCGAATCGCCGCTCCTGAGTCAAGCCTATGCGCTGTCATTAGCCGCTGCCGCTCATGCGCAATCTGCCGAATCACCGACGCTCACACAAGCGAATCTATTGGCGGTTCAAAAGGCGCTGCACAGTCAGGGTGTGGAGAACGTCACACTGACACAGGCGCATATCCTGAATCTGAGTGAGGCACTGCATGGCCAATCAGTTGATCCTGTCACACTGTCCTCTGCGGGCGCTTTAACGGTTGCTGATAGTTTGCACAACCAATCGAGCGAGGCACCTGCTTTGACGCAATCGCACCTGTTGGCGGTCGCGGAAGCGTTGCATAACCAGTCTGTCGATGCGTTGACACTGACTCAGGGGTATGTGCTGAGTTTGGCTGATACCGCACACAATCAGGCGGCTGAGGGAACTACCCTCTCTACAGCCAACAGTTTGAGCGTAGCGGAATCGCTGCACTCACAGATTGCCGATAATCTCGGACTTACTCAGGCGCATATCTTAGCTGCTCAGGAGACCTTGCACGAGCAGGCAGCGGATACGGCAACACCCAGTCAAAGCGAAACCCTTTCTGTTGCAGAAGCGTTGCATCGCCAGCAGTTTATCGGCAATGACCCGGATGATGCGTTGCTGGAATCTGGCGATTCTGTGTTGTTGGAAGATGGAAATAACCTGGCGTGGCAAGAATCCGGTGTCGCACTCGCGCAGGCAGTCAGTTTGACGTTGGCGGAAGCACAACATCTACATTCCGCAGAAGGCGTGACGCTGACTCAGGCCCATCTTCTGGCGATGCAGGAGGCACTGCACGACCAGTCGGTAGAGGTGATCAATTTAGGGCAGGGCTTTTCGTTGTTGGTAGCGGACAGTCTGCACAGTCAAGCGGTGGATGCCACCACCCTTTCAGTGTCCTTCGTTTTGTCCGTCGTTGACGCCTTGCACAGTCAAGCCGCCGAGTCAGTTTCCCTGAGTCAGCATATCACGCTGGTAGTTTCGGATGCGCTGCATACGCAGTTGGCGGGAAGTGCTGCCGAGTTGGTTTTGCCGACCGGTGAGCGGATTTTCCTGGTAGCGGCTGAAGATCGTATTTTCCTGGTAGCGGCTGAAGATCGGGTGTTTGCCGCTGCTGATGTTGACCGTACTTTTGGAGTGTGAAATGAAAATTGAAGTGTTGGAAGACCGACTCAGTTCGGACGGTTATACCCTCGTGCAAGGTGATTCGCTGCAAGTGCCGGATGATGTCGGCGCGAAGTGGTGTTCAAAAGGGTGGGCCAAAGATGTGGCCGGGGTGATTGAGACGGGCGAGCGTGTGGTACTGAACGCCAAGCTCAACGTCACCGGCAGTAAAGTGGTCGTGAAAAGTCCTGAATTGGGAGTGAAATGAGATGGCGACTTCAAAATGGGCCAATGATGATGTGATGGATGCCGCACTGAATGAGGTCGCAACCTCCGTCATGCTGCGGGTCTGTAGTGGGACGAGCAACCCCGTAGATCGAGCCGCCGCCATTACCGCAACGCTCGCCAGCGAAGTGTTGACTGGTGGCGATTTCACCAATGCGGATGGGGATGTGAGTGGGCGCAAAGTCACCGTGGCTCAACAGGCCGATGTCAGTATTACCGCGACGGGTGATGCGACCTGCGTGGTGCTGGATGACGGCACAGTGATGCAGTACGTCACAACCTGCACTCAGCAATCATTGACGAGCAGTGGCACGGTCACGATCCCGTCTTTTGATATTGAATTTGCCGATCCAGTGTGAGCATAAAGCCATGACCGTCGCCGTTAAATCAAACAAGTGGCCTTACAAGGTCAAGGAACCCATCGACTCCGGGGCGGTGCTGAACTACGGCATTGACTGGAGTGATTGGCTACCGGAAGGGGCTGTTATCCAGACTGCGACTTGGGCGATGACCGGCGGCGTGGCTGAACACAGTGCGATTGTCGATAGCGCGACCTATGTGTG